GAACCACTAATATCAGCATTACCAACTACGACTAATTCAGAATTTGCAACTGTAGTTCCGATTCCTATTGATGTTTTATTAACAATAGTTTGTGGTGCTCTGGTTCCAACTAGAGGGTGGCCACCTACAGTACTACCATCATGAACAACACCCACATCAAGAGTGGTATCAATTGTTAATTCTCCGACAGCACCAGTAAATGATGCGTGTTCTGCACTTGTCCCTCTTCTTAGCTGTACCTGCTTAGTCATAGTACGACTACTTTCAAACTACTACTTTCTCTGATATATTTAGAGCAATTTTAAATAATACATACATAAGTTCTTGGTATTTGGAAAGGATTTATTGTAGTTATTCCAACATTCTGTAGAATATAAATTGTTCCTAGTCCTGTGTACGTTGACCTTATATAAGACTCTCTTCCGGAAGAGACTGCAAATAGACTTCCTAACGCATTGTAGGTCTTCGATAGTGAGTTGTCCGCAAATCCACCAATTGAGACTATTCCAGAACCTTCCGGTGATGGTACGAATCGATATGAAGTATCACCATATATCGTTACTAAACCAGTACCAGATTTTTCAAACAGATCGGTTTGTCTTGTAGACGCATCACCAGAAATTGTGATGTTTCCAACTCCAACATTAGAATATTCAAGTTCAATTCTTGTTTGAGCAGATCCAGTAATTTCAAAAAGAATTGTGTTCTGTGGAACATTAGTTACCCTAGATTCCGAACCTCCGGACAACTTAAGTATTGTACCAATTCCAATATAAATCTCAGATTCTTTTTCAATTAGGTTAGAACTTATAGATAGAGTTCCTATTCCAGAATAAGAATTCGTTAGCTTAAGATCAGTAAATCCTCCAACAAACTGAACTGAACCTATTCCACTATAAACAAATAGATCAATTTCTCTAGTATCAGCTAATCCACTTAAATTAAATAGAACTGTATTTTCAGGTGGATTACTTACGAAACTTACAAGTGCTGCATCTTGATAATCACAAGTAACTTCTGTGGAATCGCAAGTGTCATATTCACTATCCGAAATATGAGTCTCGAAGTGGAACAAGACAGTTGATCCGTCATTTCGAGTGATACTAATATCGGAATATCCAACTATACTTAGATTTCCATCACCTTCATATACATAAGTGCGACTTGCATTAGACTCCCCAGAAATCTGATATAGAATAGTATCTTCTGTCGGATTGATAGTGAGACTTTGTACAGAAGTTCCGGAAATATTAAATAAGACCGAATCTCCAACTTGAGATATTGTTGAAGATTCGGAAGCACCGGAGAAATAACCTAATACACCAATTCCTACATAAGATTTTGTTTTCTTAATATCTGATGCAAATGCATCAATAACTACCAGTCCTTCACCAACATATGAATTAGAAATTCTTTCTTCGGCATTTTCCTGGTCATATACAACTGTTCCAAGACCAGCATAAGTATATGTTCCAAACTTACCAAATCCAGTAGCTCCACTGGAAATACCGATCTCACCTAATCCAAAATAACTTGATCTTGTAAATGATTCGGAAACACTTCCATTAATTACAAAAAGACCTACTCCGAAGTAAGGAGTTAGTGGAGAATAAACAGCAAGGTTTCTTACTTGATCAAATCTAAATGTACCTATACCAGAACCGGAGTTCGTATCGCCATTAACATTTCCATATCTGTTGGAATATGTCTTGGCATCACGAGGATTTCCATCTCCGTCTGGTGTAAATCCAGCTCCAGGTACAAATCTAATTCCAAAAGTACCGACACCAATGTTTTGATCTATACCATAATGTGGAGTATAATCAACAAAAGGATGTACAGTATCAGAATTGTAAAGGCTAGGTAACGTTCCAAATCCAATATAGGTCTCGGTTTCACTCTCAATAACATTCGATGAGAGGTTTAATGTACCAAAACCTACGTAAGGTGTTAAACGAGAAGTATTTGCAGAATCTGAAAGAATTAATGAACCGGAACCAAATATGGATCCGGTTTGCGTAATGATAGATGAACCATCAATACTTAGTAGTCCAGTGCCGTTATATGCGTCTACGTCTTTTTCTACAGCAAATCCAGAAATGCTGAAGAGTTGAGTATTTGTTGTATCTGCGGTTTGTACAGTTAGTGAGGATTCCGCAGAATTATTTTCACCAAGTCGTAAGGTTCCGGAAGATACGTAAGGTCTTAGTGTTCTTTCTAATCCGCTACCTATTTCGAATAAAGTACCATTACCAACCCAAGTAAAGGTTACTTTCTCTGTCGCGGTCTTAGCTATAAAGGATATATTTCCAGAAGCAACATATGTAGCATATGTAATAGACTCTCTACCTGAAGATAAGGTAAATAACGATCCATATGGATAGAGAGTTTCTCCAACTGATATGAGATACCAATCATCTTCAGGACTTGGAGCTGGAGTGTATACTGGATTTGGTTCTGTTATTAGTCCATTGTCTACTGATACTGTCGTCGCAGCTGAAATTAACCCATAATCCTCAGTAGAAAATGAGTTAATTCCAGTGGATTCATTGTAAACATAGACTGTCATAGAGATAGCCCAACAGAATTTTTAAAGAAAAAGAGAGGATCGCCATAAAAATGCAATCCTCTCACCATCAAAAAATATTAAATTTTTAATATAAAATCAATCTAGAGCAACGTTTAGAGTAATTTTGATTTGGTCTCCGTTGTTAGCAATTGTGTATTTGGTGTCCAGTTGCAACAATTTTTCCAAAACTGAAAGTTACACTTGGATCTGTTGCAAGCTGAATGTTGTCAATAAGTGGTTTATCCAAATAAACAACTTTTAATGCTCTGTCGATTCCAATAACAATTGTACCAGTTTGAATACCAGCGTTTCCTGCAACTCTCATTCCAAGAGTTAAATCATCAACGTTTTGATCTGGATCAACAGTGATATAAGAGTTACCAACAACTCCAATAACTGGGTCGGTATTATCACCTTTGGTTATAGTTGTTCCAATACCTACAGATGCATAATGGACTACACCTTGTACGGAAACAGGCATGTTGTTTGCTCTGGTTACATAATAACCATAAACATCCCCGGCTGCTCCAGTGAAGGTAAATGTTTGTTCTGGATATGTTGCAGTTGTTCCAGAACCAACCTGATTGATTCTCCAACGAGAACCATTCAAAAGAATACCTGTCTGTGAAGTATATGTCTGATCAGATCTATTATTTACACAATATGGATAGCCTGTAGTAGGAGCAAACCCATAAGCATTCGTGTTACCTATACCATATGGCTCAAAATACGCAGAAGCTGAAGGAACATCACTCTCTGCTGGAGTAGTATTACTGGTAAAAAGTTTTAAAACTAAGTTTCTGGGAGACTGGTCAGCAAGACTTGCAGTGTGATTGTTTTGTGCAACTAGATACCTAAGCGACTCAAGTTCTCCTATATTTGGGACTAATAGTGCCATTCGAAATAACTCCCCTACAGGCTACGATTTTGTAATAACTATCTTTATTTATAATTTTAATTTCAGAGAGATTAGAAACCTATTAATGTTATTGACTGATATCACATCGAAAGTCAAAATGTCTCCAGCAATTATAGTTTTCGTCCAACCTGTAAGAACATCATCACGAACTTTTCTAGAGTTTGTCATTTGTGGATAAGTTCCACCAACAATAGAAGTAAATGTTGGAAATGTAGAATAGTTCGATTTTTTAATGTCTAGTGTTAAATCTCCCTGTTGATCAGATAAAATAGTTAAAGATTCCAATACACCACTAACATCTAAAGTTACAGATCCCTTATTACCAGATACCATTGATATTGATCCACTATCAACCACATAATTAATGGTTCTTGTCAAATCTGCAGTTGTTGCTAAAGCTATAATAAAAACATCATCACCAGGATTTGGAGCAGAAGTGAAAATTATATTATTACTTGAAGTGGTATAATCTTCATTTGGTTCCATCACCAAATTATTTTTGACAACAATTAACTGTTGATCATTAATTGGAACATATGATGTAGATGATGAATAAAGTCCAAAAGTATGGGCAACGCCAGTAAATTGGGAATTTATATTATCTAAAATAATATTCCCATACTGTATTGATTTTGTTGGAATTTCATAATCAACTCCAATCCTATACGGACCTGGTTCATTTAAAGTTACTATATAATCGGTCATTATGAAACTCCTGGAGTTACTAGAACATTTCCTTGAATAGCTCTTGTTCTATATGAATTTGGAGAAATAAGAACTACATCATAAACATATCGACCACCTTCTATAGAATCGGTTGCAGTATATCCCATAGATACTGCAATTTTACCGTTTAGTCTATCTACAAAACTAAGAGTTAAAGGATAAGAAGTTGAAGATGATGGATGTTTCCTGATTGAAGAAATACCAGTGTATCCAGTTAGGTTTAATGGTGCATTATTAGTATTCCTGATTGTAAAGGTGGCTTGAAAGTCAACCCCCTGTTCAAGAACTAGATTTACATTTCTTGCCGCCATTATTCTACTGTATTTTTAATTATTTATCAGTTAGAATCCATTTTTTTCAAAATCATTTTCATCATGTCCTTAATTTCATCTATTTCTTTTTGAAGTAAATCAACCTTACTAACATTTTCCTTTAGTTGATTGATTTCTTCTTTTTCCTTTAACTTAAGTTGTTTCAATTGAACATAAGAATTGTATTCAGAATCGGAGCAATTTAGAATTGCTCCACTAGATTGATCACGATAAAACCCTGGATTACCTTCTACTGGAATTCTCATAGTTATACTGAAGCAATTACTCGTAAATCTCTAATCAGAGGAACATATGCAAGATTTGTTCCTGTCATAATAATTTTAATTTGGAATCCATTAAACAATGGTAGATTCTTTGCAGTAAATTCATGTGATCTAAAATCAGCCAATGTGGATGATGGTACTACTTCAATATCTGGTTTTCCATTATTATCATATGGATTTATAACATTTTTATTTTCATCTAAGTTATCATATCCTGGGAATAATTCATATAACTGAGTAGTAGGATCTGAATCTGATCTGAAGAGTCTATACATTACTCGTATATCATTAGTACTATGTCTATATGCATCAAAGAAGACTTTCAAATTATCAGATCCCCTTTCCAATCTAACAACTTTAGTAACGTAACTAGCTGCAGAAGGGTCATTTAAGAGAGAATTTACTAATGGATTTGTAGCATAATTTGAAACTGTAGAATTCATTCTATTTCCAGTAGTAATTATATTAACTCTATCCAAATCAATAAGAGGAGAAACTCTAGAATCGCTGGTAATTAAACTAACTTCCATTGTGAAAGATTTTTTACCTGGATAATCTTGCAAATAATTATTCCTTCAGATCTATCTGGACCATTGGTACTTACACCTACTTTTAAGTAATAATGATCTAAATCTATTGGATACTTGGAAAAATTAGTATCAGCAAAACCATGTGTTTTGTTTATTCTTCTTAAAGAAACTCCATTAAGTTCATATTTAAATACTTGTTCTAATGCAGCATAATTTGAAGGTACTGTTGAATCTATACCTCTAGTAATGCCACTAAGTACATTTGTAGATGTAGTCACTCCAGTATATCTTATAATCTCATCTCCAATAAGAATATATCCAGGATTGGTGTTAGAAACTGGAACGTTTTCAAAACTAGTGAATATTCCTACAGAACTCAGAACAATGTCCGATGTAGAAGTTGAAGTATAACTAGAATTTATGGTTTGTGGTCTTTGGTCAGATTGTATAGAAGAAAGAGTTACAAAATTATTTGTGGCATACATTCCATGATTGGAATGTTTTACTTTAAAATGTAATCCATCAGTGACAACTTCAGAATAACTGACATTAGCACCGGCCAGTAAACTTGTTCCACCAGAACCAACAAAAATTAAATTCGATGAGCTATCTACGACTACATTACCTTGAACATTATCCAATAATAAGGTGTTGAATGATGATATGATTCCAACATTATTTGGTATTGATAGTAGAAGATTTTTTCCAAATCCACCCGTCTGAGAGTAATCTACTGTCAGAGTATCTCCATAAGAATATCCAGTTCCACCAACAGAAACAGTTGCGGCTATAGCTACTCCACCAGAAACAGCAATATTAACTTTTCCTCCACTACCTCTACCAGTAATAGGTAGTAAATTAACATTTGAATATACTGTATAATTTGATGTAAAACCAGTTCCAGGAGAAGTTAAAGTTAACGTACTAGAAATTCCTATTGCTCCAATAACATTCCGTAGTTTTCCACTAAATCCGGAGTTACCATACTGTAAAATTGTTAATCCAGGAGTCAGTGTAGTAACTTCAGAATTGGTTAGACTTCTACCAATACCAACTAAAACAGTCTTAGATATTGTTTCAATTGGATTGACTTGTAATGATGCAATTTGATTATTACCAATATTCAAATCTGGATTATAGAATCGTACTGTAGAAGTTCCATTGAAAAATTC